TTACTTAACTAAGGAATATAATAATGAAGTTCAGTAATGAAGAACTCATCGGATTGAATGCTATTGCTAAATCCATTGACGTACCTTTTGAAGCTTTTCTTGCTGTCATTGACGTGGAAAGCAATGGTATTTCCGGTGAAATTATATCTGGTAAACTAGAACCTCTCATTCGATATGAGGGGCATTACTTTGATAAGCTCTGCGCTGCGGGCGTAAGAGACGAAGCCCGAAGGGCGGGAGTCTCTAGCCCGCAAGCAGGCGAGATTAAAAACCCAGATAAACAGATTGATCGTTGGGCTTTGGTTCGTAAAGCAGCCAAATATGATCGTAATGCAGCATATGCATCCTGTTCATATGGTGTAGGTCAAGTCATGGGTTCTCATTGGAAAACCCTCGGCTTTACTTCCTTGGATCAGTTTATTGATACTGCTCGGTCAGGTCTTATTGGACAGGCCAAGATCATGGCAATGTTTATCAAGACATTCAATCTTGATGATGAATTGCGTGCTCTTGACTGGTCTGGTTTTGCTCGTGGATACAACGGCAAAAACTATAAAAAGAACAAGTACGACACCAAAATGGCTGCTGCTTATAAGCGCTACGGTGGTGCAGGTACTATTGGAACCAAGAGAGCTAATATGCTTCGCCTTGGTTCTAAGGGTAAGGATGTTCGTGAACTTCAGGCACTGCTGAATAAGTCAGGTTATATCCTGAAGGTAGATGGTGACTTCGGTGATACCACTAAACAAGTTGTCATGAAGTTCCAGTCTGAACGTGGATTGGAAGTAGATGGTGTAGTAGGACCCGCTACACAGGCTGCTCTGGCGTCTATGAGAGCGATTTCTCCTAAGGATGTAGGTCAGGAGCCTGCATTGGAGAATAAGGGCGTACAGACTGGTCTGGGAGGTGCTATTGCTACTCCTACGATTATCGAGACAATCAAGGAGCCACTAGGTAAGGCTCTGGACCAAGTCAAAGATGTATCCATGCTGTCTACCTTTGCTGATTATCTGCAAACTGCCCTGAGTATCATATCTGTTACCGGTATTGTTATTGGAGTAAGTTATGCAGGTTATGCTTGGTACAAGTCTCGTAAGACAGACACAGGTACTAAACCCGATCCAGAGGTTAAAATTGAACCTCCTTTTGAAGGGGATCTTGTAATATGAAGAGTACTCTTATTACACTAATTATTGGAGCGGTTATTGTAGTAATCGCTTATTGGGCGGGGGGTAAAAATACCTCTCAGGAATATAAAAACAATCTCCAAAAGGAGATTATTCAACAGGATAAGAACAGTGCCAAAGTTGACAATTATACTGCTGATGACATGTGCACTAGGGTCCTTAGGGGTAAGCTGTCAGAGTCTGGGGAGTGTGAGTGATCCTTGCAAGATCCTCAGGAAACCTCCTGAGATGCAGTCTGGAACCAAGACTGCCATCTTCAAAGATAAACCGTTCCTTGGATGGTACGCTAAAGTCGATGAAGACGGCAAATCGAGGAAATGCTGGTAAGGGGCTTTGGCCCCTTATTTGCTTACTGGTGCTTTGATACTACCCATAGAAATATATCCATTGAGGATAATATCCTTTGGTTCCAGATCAAAGATCCCCTTTTCAGGGGGTGCTATAACTTCAATCCTAGGAGCTATAAAGCCTATATCACCACGAGAAAGCATCTCTAATGCTTGATCCCTGTGGTTATCATAGAGGTGATAATTTCCGAAGGTATGCACCAAGTCTCCCGGCTTTCTTCCAACTTCTCTGGCAACCAGAATAAGAAGCAAAGCATAAGAAGCAATGTTAAAAGGCACACCAAGGAACCAGTCAGCGGATCGTTGATACAGTTGCACATCCAACTCACCAGTTGGACGAACATGAAACTGAAAAAGGGTATGGCAAGGAGGTAGAGCCATATCATCAACTTCTGATGGGTTCCAAGCAGACACAATATGTCGTCTACCATAAGGCTGTTCCTTTATTGATTTGATTACATTAGTAATTTGATCAATAGTACCGACTCCCTCAATATGGTGAGGCCACTTTCTCCATTGGCTCCCATAAACAGGTCCAAGATTACCAATCTCATCTGCCCATTCATCCCAAATCTTTACTCCATGATCAGTGAGATACTTGATATTAGTATCCCCTTTGAGGAACCAAAGAAGTTCAATCATGATTGCTTTGAAGTGGGTATATTTAGTGGTCAGTAGTGGAAAATGATTCCCTACATCTTCAAATCGAAGCTGTTTCCCAAATAGTGTAGTAACACCACCATTACGTCCAACTGCTTGAGAGTCAGAGTAAACTAGTTTTCGTAATACAGCATGGTATTGTACATCTGCCTGTGACATTGTATTCCCTTTATTTAAGATTTATGGTACCGGTTCAAAAAACCCAATTAACATTATTCCACTAATAGGATCCAGTAATGGCCACTGTAGAAGACGATGCTGAAGATGTTCAGGAAATTAAACCTTCGGCAGCGCCTAAGCTGACAGAATGGCCTAATGAACCTACTCTGACTAAGATGGTAGAGGATCTTGAAGCCTCTAAACCATCACATAATCTACGTACCCTTAAGGTAGCGGAGTGGAATAACCTACGTAAGGTCCAAGGCAAGTTCAAGCCTAAGACTATGAAGGGCCGTTCTAGTGTACAGCCTAAGCTAATTCGTAGACAAGCTGAATGGAGATACTCAGCACTCACAGAGCCTTTCCTTGGTTCTGATAAGCTCTTTGATGTTAAGCCTGCAACCTTTGAGGATGGTCCTGCTGCTGAACAGAATGATGCTGTTCTTAATAACCAATGGCGTACTAAGATTGCACGAGTCAAATTCATTGACGATTATGTTCGTAGCGCCGTTGACGAAGGCTCTGTAATTGTTCGAGTAGGCTGGCACCGTGTTACCAAGGTGGTTCAAGAAGAAGCTCCTGTATGGGGCTTTATGCAGCCTCAGTCTCAAGAACAAGTGGATATGATCCTTCAAGCTATTCAGCTTAAAGGGGACAATCCTCGTGAATTTGATGAGCAAGTACCTGATGAGGTTAAGCAATCCGTAGAGTATTTTGAACAGAATGAAGTAGCTCTGATTGCCGTTCCTATGGGTACTCAGATAGTTGATGTAGAAAAGGTTATTGATAACCGTCCTACAGTTACTGTTCTGAACCCTGATAACTTCTATATCGACCCTTCCTGTGAAGGTGATATTGATAGAGCTAACTTTGCTGTTGTCTCTTTCGAGACCTCACAGGCAGAGCTACTCCGTGAACCAAATCGGTATAAGAACCTCAAGTTTGTAGATTGGGAAGGTGCATCTCCTGTGGTCAATCCAGACCATGCGAGTACTACCCCCAATGACTTTAATTTCACTGATGCCCTTCGTAAGCGTGTTGTAGCCTATGAATATTGGGGCTTTAGTGACATTTACGGCACTGGCGAACTGGTACCTATTGTAGCTACTTGGATCGGTTCTACCCTTATTCGTCTGGAAGAAAATCCTTTCCCAGATCGTAAGCTACCTTTTGTCATTGAAAATTATATGCCTGAAAAGCGTGATCTTTTCGGTGAACCAGATGCTGAAATCCTTGGGGATAATCAGGCTGTTCTAGGTGCTGTTATGCGAGGCATGATCGACCTTATGGGTCGTTCTGCTAATGCTCAGCAAGGTTTTGCTAAGGGTATGCTGGATGCGGTTAACCGACGCAAGTTTGATGCAGGCATGGACTACGAGTTCAACCCTAACCAAAACCCTTCTGCTGGTGGGCATGTAGAGCATAAGTACCCTGAAATCCCTCAGTCTGCTATGCTCATGCTGACCATGCAGAACAATGAAGCTGAGGCTATGTCAGGCGTAAAAGCCTTCTCTGGGGGTATTTCTGGTGAAGCTTATGGTGATGTAGCTGCTGGTATTCGAGGTGTTCTCGATGCTTCCAGTAAGCGTGAAATGTCTATTCTGCGTCGTCTAGCTAATGGTATTAAACGTATTGGTGATAAGATCATCGCCATGAATGCTATCTTCCTTTCTGAAAAGGAAGTTGTTCGTGTAACAAATGAACAGTTTATTACTGTTAATCGTGACGATCTGGTAGGTAATTTTGACCTTATTGTTGATATTTCTACTGCTGAGATTGATAATAAGAAGGCCCAAGATCTTGCCTTTATGCTACAAACAATGGGCAATACTGTAGATTTCGGTCTGGTCAAGATGATTTTGGTTCAGATTGCTAAGCTACAGCGTATGCCTGAACTGGCTAAAGCTATTGAACGTTTTGAACCTCAACCTGATCCTCTGGTAGAAGAACTCAAGAAGCTTGAGGTTGCTGCGAAACAGAAGGAAATTGAAAAGCTTCAGTCTGAGATTGATCTTAATAGAGCCAAGGCCAAGAAGGAACTTGAGCAGGCTGACAAGCTCAATCTGGATACAGTTGAGCAAGAGACAGGCACTTCTCATGCTCGTGATATGGAAAAGCAAGCTGGGCAAGCTCGTGGTAATCAGGATCTGGAAGTGACTAAATCACTTCTTAAACCTACCAAGAAGGAAGAGTCTAAGCCTGATGTTGAAGCTGCTGTTGGTTGGAACCAAATAAGTAAGTCGAGTAATGAGAACAATAATCGACCTGCTAATAGTGCTATTGCCCGTGACTCCATGGCCCAACAGGATCCAGCTTATAACCTTGGTTCACAATTCTATGATCCTAGTCTTGACCCCGCAGCTAATCCTGCGATAAACGTTTAGTATAATATAAACCCAACAAAGGAATATCAGTAATGTCAAAACTAAACCCTGTAGAGATGTTGGAAGCTCTTGAAGCTCAAAAAGAAGCTGCTAACGCAGACATTGAGTTTGCTGTTCGAGTTAATCGACTACTTGCAAATCCTGATTTCCGGCATGTTATTCTTGATACCTATTGTGTTAAAGAAGCTGCTGCTTTTGTACATACATCGGCTGATCCTATCCTTAAACCAGAACAACGTGCAGATGCTCTTTCCATGGCTCAAGCTACGGGTCATCTTAAGCGTTGGCTTCGGGTTGTAGAGCTTAAGGCTGATCAAGCTAAGGATCGCCTTCCTGAGATCGATGAGCATCTTGAAGCTGTACGCTATGAGATTGATAACCCTTCGACTGATTCGGAGTAATTGACCAATGTCCGGTAAGAACTATCTTGAGATGTCCGACGAGGACTTCGGAAAGCTTCCGGAACTGGTTACGGGTGTGACTGAAGAAGTCGCACCTACTCCTGTTGTGGAGCCTCCTGTAGCACCTCTAGTCGAAGAGCAGGTTAGTACTGAAGTTCAAACTCCAGTAATTGAACCTACTACTGAAGAGCAAGCCCCTCCTGTTGAAAAGACAGATGAGGAAATTCAGGCTGAAGCTGATGCTCTTGCTTCTAAACCTCAGGAAACTGAGGAAGAAAAAAAGACACGAGAAGAGAAAGAGGCTTCTGAGGCAGCAGCCGCTGCTGAGCTAACACCTGAACAGAAAGCTGCTGCTGATAAAGCAGCCGAGGAAGCTGCCGAAGCAGGTGAAAGACCTGATTATGAAGCTTTCTATAAACAGATTATCGGTCCTATTAAGGGCGGTAAAAAACTGATTGAAATCAAGACCCCTGAAGAAGCTATTAAGCTTATGCAGATGGGTGCTGGTTTTGGCCGTAAGATGCAGGAAATTCAGCCTCATCTTAAGACACTTCGCTTCATGGAAGCGAATGGTTTGCTTAACGTAGACCAGTCTGATCTGGCATTCCTTGTTGATCTCAAGAATAAAAATCCTGATGCAATCAAGAAATTGATTAAAGACTCAGGTATTGATCCTCTTGACATTAGTAATGATGAACCAGTAAATTACCAAACTAATATCCCAGAAGTAACCGACGCAGAGGTTAACTTCCGTGAAGCTCTCTCTGATCTTGCAAATCAGGAAGGTGGACTGGAAACAATCTCTATAGTCGAAAAGACTTGGGATAAGACTAGTCATGAGGCTCTTATGAAGGAGCCGGGACTTTTGAGCGTAATCCAAGCTCAGCGTGATACGGGCATTTATGACCGTATTGTTACTGAGATGGACCGACAGAAAGCCCTCGGTAATATCCCTTATACGACGCCTTTCCTTGAAGCATATCAGCAAGTCGGAAATCATTTGCGTGACACAAATGGCTTCGCAGACCTAGTAGACAAGGCTCGCCAAGCAGAACCGCCTAAGGTTGAAGAACCTAAGACCGTGGTTCAGCCGCAGATCATTGATACAAAGGTTGTTGCACCTAAGTCATCTGTCTCCAATAACGACAAAGCGAATGCTGCCGCATCTACCCGGAATTCCCCTAAAGTTGTTGCCCCGCTGGTCAATCCGTTGTCCATGTCGGATGAGGAATTCCAAAAACAATTTGGCACTCGTTTCTGAGTAATATTACTCAGGTTATTAGGAGAATATTTAAATGTTGAACTACAATGCCCCTAACGTAGATGGTACTGGTGTAAAGTCCACCATTGATGGTGATGGCTCTAACCAGATGAATACCTATCTGTACCTGAAGGCATCTATCATTGATGCCCGTAAGGAACAGTACTTTATGCCTCTTGCTACGGCTATTAATATGCCCAAGCACTATGGCAAGACCATTAAGGTCTACCAGTATATTCCTCTGCTTGATGATCGTAACATTAATGATCAGGGCATTGATGCTAATGGTGTCACGATCGTCAATGGTAATCTCTATGGTTCCAGCCGAGATATCGGTACGATTAACGGCAAGCTTCCTCTCCTGACGGAGAATGGTGGCCGTGTAAACCGTGTTGGTTTCACTCGTCTTCAGCGTGAAGGTTCTATTCAGAAGTTCGGTTTCTTCACCGAATTTACTCAGGAGTCTCTGGACTTCGACTCTGATGAAGAACTGATGAAGCATCTGAGCCGTGAGCTTATGACTGGTGCTGTTCAGCTTACTGAAGCTGTGCTTCAGAAGGATCTTCTGAATGCTGCTGGTACGGTTGTTTATGCTGGTGCTGCTACATCTAAGGCCACTATCACGGGTGAAGTGGTACCTGAGGTTCCGGGTACTTCTCCGGAAATTCCGGCATCTGTTGTCACTTATGCTACGCTTATGCGTCTGGATAAGATCCTCAATGATAACCGTACTCCTAAGCAGACCCAGATTATCACTGGTTCTCGCCTTATCGATACGAAGACTGTTGGCGGTGGTCGTATTGCTTACATCTCTTCGGACCTGTCTTACACGATCCGGTCTCTGGAAGATCAGTTCGGCAATCCGGCATTCATTGCTGTTCAGCACTATGCTGATGCAGGCACACTCCTGAACGGTGAAATTGGTTCGGTTGGTCCGTTCCGCTTCATCGAAGTTCCGGAAATGCTGCATTGGGCTGCTGCTGGTGCAGAAGTTGATGAGAACCCGGGTTATCAGACTTCTAACGATAGCCTTGGTGTTGAGCGTTATGACGTATTCCCGATCCTCGTGGTTGGCGGTGACTCCTTCTCTACGATTGGTTTCCAGACCGATGGTAAGACTCTGAAGTTCACTGTCATGACTAAGATGCCGGGTCGTGAAACCATGGATCGTAATGATCCTTATGGTGAAACGGGCCTGTCTTCGATCAAGTGGTACTACGGTATCCTGATCAAGCGTCCGGAACGTCTGGGCCTCATTCTGACTGTTGCTCCGATCTGATAAGGTCTATATAGAAGGGGAGCTTAGGCTCCCCTTTTACTCTATTAAGTATCTCAATAAGGAACTATAATAATGTCCAAGACCCCAGACCTTTTCGCTAATCTCTCTGCTCCTAAGAATGCTTCTGAAACGACTGAGGAATTCAATATCGAAAGCGAAGAACTTTCTGAAGCTGAGAAGGCTGCTGCTGCCGCTGAACCAGAAGAAGTAGATGAAGATGAGCTTGAGAAGGTTGATGAGCTTACGCTTCTGAAACAGCGTGCCAAGATTATGGGTATTAATCCCGGCAATATGGGTGTTGAAGCTCTTAAGGCTAAGATTAACGCTAAGCTGAATGATGAAGAGACGGACGAGAAAGTCGATCCTGTTCCATCTGCCAAGACTGTTATTGAACCTGTTAAATCTAGCCCTAAGAATAACGTTGTTGCTCTGCGTCAGTATATGAAGCGGGAGCAGACTAAACTGGTTCGAGTACGTATTACTAACTTGGATCCAAAGGATAAGGATCTTCCGGGTAATATTTTCACTGTTGCCAATGAATACCTTGGTACTGTATCGAAGTATGTACCGTTCGGTGAAGCTACGGAAAATGGTTATCATGTTCCGTATTGCCTCTATACCTTCCTCAAGGACATGCAGTTTACTCAAGTGCGTGTTGTTAAGAAGGCTGGTAAAGAGCACGTCGAAACCAAGGACGTTCGTAAGTTTGCTATTGAGGTTCTTCCTCCTCTTACGCAGGCTGAACTTAACCGGCTCAAGACTGCACAGCTTGCAGCGGGGTCCATTGACTGAGGTAGACATTAATGTCCACTATTGGTGATAGTGCAAATAGTCTCTTGCCAGAGTTGACCTCTGGCAAGGACTTTTCATTTCCAGACATTGATTTGAATGATCCTGCCTTTGAGTGGGAAGAGGATCCTAACGATCCTATTTTTGGTAATATTACCAAACTAACCAATGCTGACCTTACTACTGGTCAAGTAGGTGGTTCTGGTACCTTTGATACTGTTATGACTTCTATTCGTGCTCATCTTCTTGATGAGTATGAGAAGACTCGTATTACCGGTGCTGACTACGTAAAGGCTTATATTGAGCTTACAGCAGCGTCTTTGCAGACAGGGGCATCTTTCCTCCTGCAACGTGATAATGCTTTCTGGCAGGCTGCTCTGGCTCGTGCACAGGCACAACGTGCAGAGGTCGAGGTTGTAGTAGCCAAGGTAGGTCTACAAACTGCTCGTGCCCAATTGGCTATTGCCAAATTTCAGGCACTGTCTGCTGAGGTTGAATATGCACTTGGTAAGGCTAATTTGGCTAAAGCAGGTGTCGAATTTGATACTGGTAAATACCAGCTTGAACAAATACTACCTGCTCAGAAGGACTCTGTTGTAGAGCAAGCTAATGCTGCTCGTGCACAGACCCTGAATACTCGTTTCGATGGACAGACTGTCACTGGTTCTGTCGGTAAACAAAAAGACCTTTATACTCAGCAAATCACGTCTTATCAGCGTGATAGTGAGGTTAAGGCAGCTAAGATCTATTCAGATGCTTGGACTGTTATGAAGACTATTGATGAGGGTCTACCTGCTCCGGGTGCGTTTGCTAATGCAAACTTGGATGTAGTTATGTCCCGAATTCAGACTAATAATGGATTGACAGGCTAATGGGTCTCTTCTCATCGAAGAAGACCACTTACGTCTCCTCCGTCGCTTACAATATGGCGGGGGAGGAAGATGGACGAACCAATTATCTCAAGACATTGGTAGTTCAAAATGTCGTAAGTGGTACTAGTAGATCTATTGCTGACTCTGTCACTGGTGGGCTTATGAATGGCCCTCAGATGGATTTACGTGCGTTTTATAGATGGGCTAAAAATAACTACACTACTGTAGGTATGCCTACTGCCTCCATCAATGGTGCAGGTAACTATGATACCGCTGTTATCGCTTCACAACTTCCCCCTATGGCTGGAAAAATTCCTTATGTGATTACAGTGGATAGAGAGAGTTTTGATTACTCTCTATGGGCTGAAAGATATGTTGTTCAGAACCATCCTGAAAGATGGGGTACTGCTTGGACTGCTTCTATTAACGACAGTAATATAATTACAATAACTTATGACGGTTTTCCGTCTGAGTCTTTTGCTATGACTGGTTTTAATCAGTCGGCAGATTACTTGTATATATTAT